TTGATGATGATCCACAGAGAATAGCAGAAGTTATGGCAACCATTGATGAAGGATTAATCATGCAAGGAAAAGGAATGGGTCCAGAAACAATTATACAAACTATAAAAGATTCTTGGAAGAGGAAGAAACAAGCAGAAGGTGGCCGTGTTCCGATGTTCGGGGGTGGTGCTGCAAGGAAACTGTTCAAGGAATTTATTGACAGGCTATTTATTAAATCTTCAAATGAGATTAGACGTGGTGAAGGATTGTTTAAAGGTTTAACCGTAGAACAAAAGATAAAACAGCATGACAATCTTACCAATCTATCAGAAAAATTTAGAAAAACTGGAGAGTTTGACAAAGGCGCGAATGAGTATTTTGGATTTGATGCCGAAAAAGCGTTTAAATATAATACAAACGCACAAGAATTAGAAGTTTTAGAAAAATTCAAACCTAAAGGCACACCGCATGCATCAGGCGGTCTTGCGTACATGTTAGGCGAATAATGAAAATAGCTGATTATAAAGATGCAATGGAGTTCTTTAAGAATTCCAGACAGGAAGAATCAAACGGCAAGTGGAAAGAGTTCGTTGAAGAAAGTAGATTTGATGACATGCTCCAAGAACCACGAACCATGGCTCAGGGACCACGGATCCCCTTTGGTGAAGGCGGAAACTTTGAAACATGGTTAAAGACTCAACCAGAAGGAACAGAATTTAGAACTAAATCAGAAATATTTAAAAAAGGCGGTGTTAAAAATACCGGATTCTATAACGCTATTTTAGATAAATATAAGGATAAGTTTAAGATTACCACCGGCTCAAGATTAGGCGGAGATGTGGCTACTAAAAATAAAGCGATTAAGGAATTTTTTGATACACAGGAACTTGGTTCAAAAATAAATGTAGATCAAAGTGTTGTTAAGATAAATAAAAATTTACCTAAAAATGAACAGATTAGTGCTACCGGTTTGCGTAATAGATTAAACGATACCAAGCTTAACACAAGAGCAATAGGAGCTCAGACATTAGGTAAATATCACGGTGAACTTTCAGATCTTGCGAAGGCTCATATTGAAGAAACTTATGGAGATAGTATAAAGCTTAATTTTAACAAAAATAAATATGGAGTATCTGCTGGAGGTAGAGGAGAATCTAAAGCGTTATATGAATCTATAAGAAGATTTGTCGAAGGGGGCGCGTGGGATAGAGCTTATAATGTTGGCTCTCCAGAGGGTTGGATTTTAGAATCATATAAGAGAGCTGGATACAAACCTATTAAAGAAATTATGCCTAAATCAAAAATGGAAAAATTTATAGGCTTTGAAGCTCCTGATGGTACTAAATGGTTTAGTTCTAAAACAGCAGCTTTTAAACATAATGGTAAACATGTTACAACATCTCATCCAGGTTGGGACAGAGTTAATAAATTAGTAAGCATTGTAAAAGAAACCAGAGTCGCTCCAAGTCAAGCTATTGCAGATTTATTAGCTAAGGGTGGAGTTAAAAATATAGATGGATTAACTTTAGAACGTTTAACTGGTTATTTACTAAATAACGACGTAGATATTAAAAATATAAAAAAAGGATTAACAACTTTTCATAAACACCATGTTAAAGGAGTAAAGGTTTCTCCTGATGCTGATATCCAATTAGTAACTAATGTTGCAAATAAAGAAGCAAACAAAGTCAATATTGAAATTGCTGAGTTAAAGAAAAAGAACTTACCGATTGATTATGATGCTCTAGATAAAAGATTAAAAAATTATGGAGTGACAATTGAAGTAGATGGGAAAAGATTAGGTGGTAAAGGTTTTGAATCTATAAGTGATATAGAAAAATGGACTACTAAAAAAATAGGAACATGGAAAACTGCTGATTTTGAAAAGTTTGCTAAACAGTTTATTAAGAATGATGTAAAATTTGCATCGTTCCCAGCTAATGTAGGTGCTATGTGGAGAGCAATTGGATCAGGAGGAAGAAAAGCGTTAGGGTGGGGAACAGCTGGATTAACTGAATTGATTTTCATGGGACTGGACATGAAAAATGAATTATCTAAAGGAAAGAGTACAGAAGAAGCAGCATCGATTGCTAAACAAAATGCATCGTTTGGAATTTATAGTGATGATGCTTACTTAAGAGGGTTAAAAAAAGTTGCAGAGGATATGGATATTGACACTCGAGCTTTTGATAAAGTTTTTGCTTTTAATGAAAGAATGTCGAAGATAAGTTCACAACTAGATTATGAAAATGTACAGATTGAAAGATTAAAAACAATGGGACCTTTAGGAATTGAAGAAGCTAATAGATTACAAAAAGAACATGATGAAAGAAATGCAACTTTAGATTTAGAAAATGAAAAACTGATTGAAGAGATCGCTGGTCAAGTATCAATTAGTAAAGCTGGTGAAGTTTTTCCAAATCCAAATTTGGATCAAATAGCTAAATCAAGATATACTTTAACTTCGGAGGATTTTGAAAAGGTGATTACAGATTTACAAGAAGCAGGAATAGAAAAATTAAAAAGAGAGAAAACAACAGCATTTGACGTTCAAAGTAAACAAGCTGATCCGGAAGCAGGTTCAACTTTTAATCCGATAACAAATTGGTTTACGGGAACCGAAAACTTTTGGGATTTTAGAACGAAAGGTCAAGAAAAACAGAGATTAATTAATGATATGTTAGAATTTTCCCCTCAAGAATTGTATCGTTATAATTTAGCAAGAGGTGTTGATCCTGATAACCCTATTACTCAAGAATCCTTTCAAAATTTAATACATCAACAACCAGGTTTAGGTTTTGCCGGAGCAGAAGGTGGCATAGCCAATATTCGAAGACCAAATGCCATTCCACCAGAATCAGGACCAACCCCTTATGGGTTGCCTTCAATGTTAAATCGTGTTAAGAAATGGTAGGAGTATAAATGGCAGATATTGATAAAGGACTCCCTAACGTTAAACTACCTGATGAACTTGTTGAAGAACAAGTTATAGATGAAGCTGATGTTGCAGAGGAGTTAGGAAAAAAACCAATTGAAGTTACCGAAGAAGAAGATGGTGGCGCAACAATTGATTTTGATCCAAATGCAGTACGAATGCCTGAACAAGGCGATCACTTTGCAAATCTTGCAGAATTATTACCCGATGATATTTTAGATCCAATCGCAAATCAATTACAAGCAGACTACAGAGAATACAAAGCGTCGCGTTCGGATTGGGAAAGATCTTACATCGTAGGTTTGGATCTGTTAGGATTTAAATATGAAAACCGAACGGAACCATTTCAAGGAGCTAGTGGGGCGACTCACCCGGTACTTGCGGAAGCGGTTACGCAGTTTCAAGCGCTCGCTTATAAAGAATTACTTCCGTCTGACGGACCAGTAAGAACTCAAGTCATGGGAGTGAGTAATCCTATGAAAGAGCAACAATCTCAGCGTGTTAAAGATTTCATGAACTATCAACTGATGGATAAAATGACGGAATACGAAGCTGAATTTGATCAGATGTTATTTTATTTACCCTTGTCAGGATCTACTTTTAAGAAGGTTTATTACGATGAACTTTTAGGAAGAGCAGTTTCAAAATTTGTTCCTGCAGATGATTTGGTGGTGCCTTATACGGCAACATCTTTGGAAGATGCAACTGCAGTAGTGCATGTTCTAAGGATTTCAGAAAACGACTTACGTAAACAACAAGTTTCAGGATTTTATTCTGATATAGAATTAAGTAAACCACAGGAGACTATTACAAATAAATTAGATCAAAAAGAAAGAGAACTTGAAGGGACTACTAAATCTCAACGAGTTGAACCTTTATATACAATATTAGAATTCCACATTAACCTTGATATAGAAGGTTTCGAAGATGTTGGCCAAGATGGAGAACCAACAGGAATAAAATTACCTTACGTCGTAACAATCGAGGAAGGTAGTATGAAAGTTCTTTCAATCAAAAGGAACTTCGCGCCCAATGATCCATTGAAAAATAAAATCCAATATTTCGTCCACTTCAAATTTCTGCCAGGACTAGGATTTTATGGCTTTGGACTCATTCATATGATTGGCGGTTTGAGCCGTACGGCAACGGCGGCTCTCCGTCAATTGTTAGACGCGGGTACATTATCTAACTTACCGGCAGGATTTAAACAAAGAGGTGTCAGAGTAAAAGATGATGCTGCCAATATACAACCAGGTGAATTTAAAGATGTAGATACACCAGGAGGAAATTTAAAAGATGCCTTTGTATTTTTACCATACAAAGAGCCATCTCAAACTTTATTGCAATTGATGGGAATTGTCGTTCAAGCAGGACAAAGATTCGCGTCCATTGCTGACATGCAGGTCGGTGACGGGAACCAATCAGCAGCTGTTGGGACGACCGTAGCCCTATTAGAGCGTGGCTCCAGGGTAATGTCAGCAATACATAAAAGGCTGTATGTTTCATTAAAAAAAGAATTCAAATTATTATCGAAAATATTCGCCTCATACTTACCGCCCGAATATCCATATGATGTTGTAGGTGGACAAAGAAATATTAAACAAACTGATTTTGATGACAGAGTAGATATTCTACCTGTTGCTGATCCGAATATATTTTCAATGTCTCAAAGAATTTCAATTGCTCAAACAGAATTACAATTAGCTCAGTCCAATCCTCAAATGCACAATTTATACATGTGTTATAGAAAAATGTATGAAGCATTAGGTATTAAGGATATTGATAGAATATTACCCCCTCCACCACCGAATCAACCCAAAGATCCAGCAATCGAGCATATTGATGCTTTAGGACAGAAACCTTTTCAAGCGTTTCCTGGTCAAGATCATAGAGCTCACGTAACTGCTCACTTATTTTTTATGGCTACTAACTTTGTTAGAAATAATCCAAGTATAACCGCGTCACTAGAGAAAAATGTATTAGAACACATTTCTCTGATGGCTCAGGAACAAGTTCAATTAGAATTCAAAGAAGAAATGCAAATGTTACCACAAATGCAAAAACAAGCAGTTAACAACCCTCAAATGCAACAACAGTTTCAACAAATCTCTCAAAAGATAGAAGCTAGAAAAGCGGTATTGATTGCAGATATGACTGAAGAGTTTATGAAGGAAGAAAAATCAATCACTTCTCAATTCGACCATGATCCATTACTTAAATTAAAACAAAGAGAAGTGGATCTTAAAGCTATGGAAGAAGAGCGTAAGATAAAAGAGGATGAGGCTAGAATCAATTTGGATAAAACTAAATTTTTAAAAGGTCAGCAAATTGCTGAAGAAAAATTAGAACAAAATGAAGAATTAGCTCATTTAAGAGCAGATACATCAATTGAAAAATCGTTGATATCTGCTGATGTTAAACTGACTTCAGATAAAATGAAGGCTAGAGACGTGAAAACCTTGAAAGGTCCACGTAGTTAGTATATAAAAACATAGGAGAAAAATATGGCAAAAAAAGAAGCACCTTACAGAAAATCTGTAACGATTAAAATTCCTTCGCAGAATTTAGTAAGAGATCCAAGAGCTAAAGGAAGCATTAGAGGATCATCAGCTAGAATTCCAACTGGTGATAAAGTAACTGTAAAAGGTACTGGAGCAGCTAGAAAACAAACAGCAACTTGGTTCTAATATGTGGTTTAGTGCAATTAAACTAGCGGTTTCCGCTGGCACACACATATTTAAAAAGCGCCAGGAAACTAAGATGGCTATGGCTGACGCGCAATTTATGCACGCACAGAAGATGGCCCGTGGGGAGGAAACTTACCAGGGCAAGCTTTTAGAAGCCCGGCAAAATGATTACAAGGACGAAATCGTCCTTGCGATTCTCACACTGCCCATAATCGTGCTCGCATGGGGGGTCTGGTCGGACGATCCGGCGGCGATGGAAAAGATAAACCTTTTCTTTGAGCATTTTAAAGCGCTTCCTCGATGGTTTACAAATTTGTGGATTTTAGTATGCGCGAGCATATTCGGTATTAAGGGAACACAGATTTTTAGAAACAATAAGGTAGACAAAAAATAATAAAAACAATATAAATATATAAGGAGAAAATTATGAGAAACGATTTTGGAACAAGACCCTATAAATCTAGATTCCCGTACAAAGCTGGCAGTAAGAAAAAGCAGGGCTATAAAGCTAGAGAAGATGAATCTTTAGGTATGAGAACTGGAAAAGAATCTACTAAGAAACAATCTATGAAAGCACGTAGAGA